ATTTACGAGGATTGTTATCGTTATGCTCTTCCACAAAGAAATCTTTATGATGGATACTATGAGGGTACTGTACCTGGTCAAAATAAAATGAATATGGTTTTTGATAGTACAGCTATTCATTCAACTCAAAGATTTGCAAACAGAATTCAATCTGGCCTATTTCCTCCCTATAAAAAGTGGTGCAGATTGGAACCTGGGAATGACATACCAGTAGATAGAAAAGCAGAGGTGCAACAAGCATTAGATCTGTATTTAGATAAAATGTTTACTTTGTTAAGACAATCAAACTTTGATCTAGCTATGGGAGAGTTCTTATTAGATCTCTGTGTAGGTACTGCTGTTATGCTCATTCAACCAGGTGATGATATTAATCCTATTCAGTTTACTCCAGTTCCACAATATCTTATTGCATTAGAGGAAGGACCAAATGGAACTGTAGATAATGTTTATCGTAAATACAAAGTTAGAGCTGAGGCTTTGCCAAGACAATATCCAGATATAAAATTAAATGATCAATTACAAACATTAATAGAAAACAAACCTCAAGAAATGGTAGAGTTGATTGAGGCAGTTATATTAGATCCAGAAAGAAAAGATTATTGTTATCACATCATACATGAGAAAACAAAAGATGAGTTAGTATTTAGAAGAATGGACACTACACCTTGGATTGTTGCAAGATACATGAAGATACCTGGTGAGGTATTTGGTAGAGGTCCATGTGCTGGAGTATATACAGCAGCAGATGATGGTGTAATCAATCCATCTAATATTAGAATTACTCCAGGATCAATTATACCAGTAGCAAGAAATGGTGGACCTCAAGGTGCATCACTAGCTCCTTTACCAAGATCTGGAGATTTCAATGTATCACAAATTGTTATAAATGATTTAAGAGTAAATATTAAAAAGACTTTGTTAGATGATACTTTACCACCAGATAATATGTCAGCTAGATCTGCAACAGAGATTGTAGAAAGAATGAAAGAACTAGCACAAAATTTAGGTGCAGCTTTTGGTAGATTAATTACTGAAACAATGGTACCAATCATAACAAGAGTATTATTCATTATGGATGAGAAAGGTCTTATCCAGCTCCCTTTGAAGGTCAATGGGCTAGAGGTAAAAGTAGTGCCAGTTAGTCCATTGGCCAAAGCTCAAAATTTAGAAGAGATAAATGAGGTTATGCAATTTTTCCAAATAGCTAATTCACTAGGACCAGGTGGTGTAGCAGAACTAAAACCAGATGCTATAGCTACTTACATAGGTGATAAGTTAGGAGTACCAACAATGCTAAGAACTACTCCAGAGGAAAAACAACAAATCATCCAACAAAGTATGCAGATGTTTAGCCAACAAGCTGCTATGCAAGGACAAGCTCCCCAAGCTGATACTCCTCCTCAACAAGAACCAGCAAGTGCTGTAGAGGAAGAGGTTAGCTCATAATGGCAAAAGTAGGATGGGAAGGCATTGAGGTCTTAGATAATCAAGCAAAGCAAGAAACAAAAAACGAGCAGCTTGAAATAGATAAGTCTTATGCTAGAACATTTGAAACTGAGGAAGGTAAGAAATGTTTGAAACATTTAATGAGTAGAACATTAGATCAACCGACTTGGGTACCAGGGGGAGATCACACATCTGGATATGCAAGAGAAGGACAAAATAGTGTGGTCCGAGAAATAAAAATGAGAATAGAGAGGGCAAAAAATGGCTGATGAAAATCAAAACGAAATAGTAGAAGAGAACCAAACTGAGGGATTAATGGGTGGAGTTCCAACAGAGGAACCTAAAACACCAGATCCAAATGATACTGTAGTACCTCATAAGGAAGAGGAGAAGGCAGAGGACAAAACTTATGAAAATGAAAAAGAAGTTAAACTTGAAAAACCAGAATATATTGAGGATAAGTTTTGGGATCCAGAGAGAGGTGTTAAAACCGAAGAGCTTAGTAACTCTTATAGTGAATTACAAAAACAATTCTCTATGGGTAAACACAAAGCTCCAAAAGAATATGATGTAACATCATTAGAAGATGTAGAAGATGATGATGAACTAAAAACATATTTCTTAGATTGGGCCAAGGAAAACAAACCTACTCAAGCTGCATTTGATAATTTAGTAAATAAATTTAAAGAATTATCTGTAGCTCAAGAAGAGGCAGATAGTATAAACATTGAAGAGGAAACTGCTAAGTTAGGTCCTAATGCTCAACAAATCATTGAAGGTGTAAAAAAATGGGGCCAAGGTTTAAAAGCTAAAGGTGTGTTCTCTGATGAGGACTTTGAAGAGTTTAAAGTATTTGCTGCTACTGCAAATGGTATCAATACTATTAATAAACTTAGAAAGTATTATGGTGAACAAACTATACCTACAGCTCCAGTAGATGTAGATGGTGCTCCATCAAATGATGAGTTATATGAGTTAGTAGCTGATCCTAAGTACAAAACAGATCCAGCTTTTCGTAGAAAGGTAGAGCAACAGTTTGCTAGAGCTTTTCCAGGAAAAGTAGATACTGGCGAAATATAGACTTGATATTTATTTAGAAAACGATTATTTTGTAATCGGAGATAACCAAAATTTCTTTTGGCCTTTTGACGAGTGGAAAGTACACTACTGTCAGCCTGGCTATTTTACCAGACAACTGCGAGTAAATAAATAAATGTGTTAAACTTATAAAGGAGAAAACATGGCACAATCAATAACTAATGCTTTTGTTACTCTGTTTGATGCTGAGGTAAAACAAGCATACCAAGGTGAAAGTTCAATCTTGGGATGTGTAAGGCTAAGACAAGGTGTACAAGGGCAGACATACAAGTTTCCAAAACTTGGTAAGGGATCTGCTACTGCTAGAATTCCACAGACAGATGTTACTCCATTGAATGTAACTTATTCGCAAGTTACAGCTACAATGAGTGATTTCAATGCTGCTGAATATAGCGACATTTTCCATCAAGCGAAGGTAAACTTTGATGAAAGACAAGAGTTAGTCCAAGTCGTATCTAAAGCGATAGGTAGAAGAATGGACCAACTTATAATAGATGCTGTTAATGCTGCATCTGGAACTGGTACAGTAGCTAAAACTGTAGTAACTTCTGGATCTGCTACTGCATCAAACTTGAATGTTGGAAAGCTAATAGCTGCTAAAAAAGCTATGGATGCTAAAAATGTTCCATTTGATGACAGACACATCATCATCCACGCAAACTCATTATCTGGATTACTAGCTGATGAGAGAGCAATCTCTGGCGATTTCGCTAGTATTAAAGCTCTGGTATCTGGAGAGATCAATACTTTCCTAGGTTTCAGATTTTATGTTCTAGGTGATAGAGATGAAGGTGGATTACCATTGGCAACTAACGACAGAACTTGTTTTGCGTTCCATAGAGGTGCAGTCGGTATGGCTGTTAATATGGCACAAAAAACTGAGATCAACTATGTTCCAGAGAAAACATCATTCTTGGTGAACTCAATGTTCTCAGCTGGTGCTGTTGCTATTGATCCAGATGGTATCGTTAAAATAACAACTGATGAAAGCTAATAGGAGAGGAGAATAAATTATGGCTTATGACAAAACAAACCTACAACCAATAGGTGGACAATCTAAAGCTGGTACTGCTCCTCAAATGTGGAGCTACACAGCACCTGGAACTGATGCGATTGCTGATATTAATACTGAGGGGTACTTTAATGGTGCATCTGATGTATTAAAAGTCGGTGATTTAATTCATGTTTGGGATAGTTCTGTACCTACATCTACTTTAGTTACTGTACTAAGTAACGCAAGTGGTGTAGTGGATGTATCTGATGGAACAGCTCTATCAGTCGCAGACGCAGACTAATAAATAACTTTGAGGAGGCCCTTAATGGGCCTCTTCATTTATTTAAGGAATACTATGGCAAGTGGAGATACAAAAGTAACTATTGTAAACCAGGCATTGGTGTTGTTAGGATCGGACACAATTTCGTCATTTTCTGATACAACTAATGATGCTGCAAGAGTAGCTGATAGTATTTATGAAACAATCAAAGGAAAAACTTTATCATTATATCCCTGGTCCTTTGCTCTTGTAAAAGAACAATTAGCAAGATCAACAGCAACACCAGTAAATGAATGGACTTATTTATACCCTTTACCCTCAACTGCTGTAAGTGGTACAGCTCTACAAGTTTATAACTCAAGCTCAACAAGAGTATTGCCAATCCAAAACTTTGAATTAGTTTATACAAGTTCTGGACCAGCTATAGCTACTAACGAAGAAAACATCTACATTGACTATATATCTAGTGTTGTATCAGAAGGCTTGATGCCTAATTATTTTGTACAGCTTTTAGTTTACATGTTAGCCTGGCATTTAGCTGAACCAGTAACAGACCAAATCACAAAGGCCGAATACTGGAGAGGTGTAGCTTTGGGTTCTTTAACAGAAAATGGAAGGGGTGGGTATTTTCGCCAGGCATGTAATATAGATGGTAGAGGTAAACCAAATTATGCAATAGTAGATTTCCCATTGACAGATGTTAGATGAGCAGAGCTGTAACTATACAATCAAACTTTACTACCGGTGAGGTAGATCCATTATTAAAATCAAGAATAGACATCAATCAATATTACAATGCATTAGATCAAGCTCGTAATGTACTTATCCAACCACAGGGTGGTATAGAAAGGAGACCTGGCTTACAATTTTTATTTGAAGTACCAAGTGCTGCTAATCCACAAAATGGAATGAAACTTGTACCTTTTGAATTTTCTACAACACAAAGTTATATGCTTTTGTTTGTACATAATAGAATTTATATTTTTAAAGATAAAGAATTAGTAACTAACATAAACTCAAGTGGTAATGATTATTTAACAACAACGATAGGATCTACTACACTTGCAACTATGGATCATACACAATCAGCTGATACTTTAATTTTAGTACAAGAAGATATGGCTCCAAAACAATTAGTCAGAGGTGCATCTCATTCTAGTTGGACTATAACTGATATTACATTTGACCATATACCAAATCATGCATTTACTATTTCAACAACTACAATCAATCAAACAATAACTCCATCAGCTGTTGATGGTAATATTACTCTTACTGCTGGAGGATCTTTCTTTACATCAAGTCATGTAGATCAATATGTAGAAACTAATGATGGTTTAGGAAGAGCAAGAATAACTAGATTTGTTTCTAATACATCAGTAGAGGCAATAGTAGAAATACCTTTCTTTAATACAAGTGCAATAGCATCTGGTTCAACTTTTTTAGAAAGTGGTTACGAGGCATCTTGGTCTAGTACAAAAGGTTATCCAAGAACAACTACATTCCATGAAGGTAGATTATATTTTGGTGGTGTTAAATCAAGACCAAATACAATCTTTGGTTCAAGAGTTGCAAGGTTCTTTGATTTCAATCCTGGTGAGGCTTTAGATGATGATGCTATTGATGTAACAATATCTACTGATAGTACCAATGCAATTACAGGAATGTTTTCTGGTAGAGACTTACAGATCTTTACAAAAGGTGGAGAGTTCTTTCTACCTCAATCTACTTTAGATCCTATTACACCTACTAATGTTGTTATCAATGGTGCAACAAGAAGAGGATCCAAAGAAGGTATCAAACCAGTTGGTGCTGAAAGTGGAACATTATTTATTCAAAGAGCTGGTAAATCATTAAGAGAGTTTTTATTTAGTGATGTAGAGCTGTCATACATATCCAACAACATATCATTATTATCATCGCACTTACTGAAATCTCCATCAGATATGGCTTTGCGTAAAGCAACATCAACTACTGATGGGGATCTTCTTTTGATTGTAAATGATACTGATGGATCTCTTGCATCTTACTCTATCTTAAGAGGTCAGAATGTTATTGCTCCAAGTTTAAGTACAACTGATGGTACTTTTGTAAATGTAGGAGTAGATGTAGATCAAATCTATTTTGTAGTAAAAAGAACAATCAATAGTGCTACAAAGTATTATGTAGAATGTTTTAATGATGACAATACTACTGATAGTGCAAAACTATTAAGTGGTGGCAGCAAACCATCAACTACTACTGTAACTGGACTATCACATCTTGAAGGTAAAACTGTTAAGGTTATTGCAGATGATAGTATGCAAAATGATAAGGTAGTAAGTTCTGGTCAGATAACATTAGATGCAGTACCAACAACTTATGTAGAGATTGGTATCAACTATACACCTACTGTTAAGACTTTACCGGTAGAACTTAAATTACCTAGTGGTAACATCATGGCACAAAAGAAAAGAATAGTAGAGGCAACTGCTAATTTATATCTCTCGCAAAATCTTACATTAAATGGTAATGATTTATTATTCACAGCGGGAGATTTTTTTACAGGAAAGAAAAGAAAGAAACCAATGCTTGGATATGATAGAGATGGTCAGATGACATTTTCCCAATCTGAACCATTATTTTTTACATTATTGGGAATAGAATTTAAAGTGAGTGTAGGACAATGAACCCTTGGACAATAGTAGCAGTAGTAGCATCATTTGGTAAAGCATACGCAACCTATCAAGCTGGTCTAGCACAAAAGGCTTATTATGATAGTCAAGCTGATGTTGCTAAACTAAAATACAAATCAAAAGAAGTTGAGGCTAAAGAGGATGGTGTCAAGGTTTTAAAAGAAACAAACAAGTATTTATCAGAGTTGATTGCAAAAGGTGGATCAAGTGGGTTCATGCCTATGGAGGGATCTATGGAAGTTGCACAAATAGTATCACTCCGATCTGGATCTACTGATTTTTCAGTTACACAAATCAATCAAGAACTTGCACAAAATTTAGGACTAATAGAATTTTCAAATCTCAAAGCTGCTGGTAAAGCTGCAAAACAAGCTGGTATCATGGGTGCTATATTTGGATTAGGTACTGATATAGGAACTATTGGACAAGCTGGAGGTTTCTCTAAAAAACCATCAACAACCGATGTAGATATAACATCAACCGAGGGATCTAGCTAATGGCAAAAAGAAAAGTTTTTGAAGGATTAAATGTAAAAGCCTATGGTTTTCCAACAATAGGATTTGAACAATTTAGAGTTCAATCAGAGGTACAAAGTAATTTAGATGCAAGAATAAATAATGTTTTAAAGTTTGCAGTTGGTAAAGTAGAAGAGCAATCAAAGATTGATGCTTATGAATATGCTGCATCTAATCCACTTACAATAAGTGAATACTTAAATGCAGATCCAAATGAAAGAAACAAACTATTACCTAAAGGTAACAATGTTTTTAATAACACTTTACGAAATGCTCAAATAAACTTTCTTGCAACTGATGTACAAATAGCAGCGGGTAAAGCTATCACTAAACTAGAAGAGAAAGCAACTCTAAATGAAATGAGTACCGATGAGTTTGAACAAGAATTAAATAGTATTGTTAATGGTTATACTAAATCCTTTTTAGAAATAGATGCCGAGGGAGCTGTAACAGTAAAAGCAAAACTAGCTACAATGGCACACACATCTCTTAATAGTTATTCTGCAACTAATCTAAAAAAATTAAAAGCTATAAAAGATGCAACTATAACTGAATACGCAACTAACACAGTAAACAATATTGCAAAGACAATGATGGCCTATGGTAGTGAAATAAAAATTTATGATGATACAGATCCAGATAATCCAGTATTAGAAAGAACAATAGATATAGATGAACACTTTAAAAAAGAAAAAGATAGAATAGCAGTTGAGCTGTTAGTCAAAGGATATAAAAAAATAGATGAGTGGTCAGCTGCATGGGATAAGGAAGTAATAAAACAAAAAGTAAATTATCTTACAACTTACTATGATAAGCCTGGAGAAGAGATCTCTGCTAGTGAGGCAGTAGAACTAGCTAAAGGTGCAAAGACAGGATTGTTCAATGGTAACAAAGACTACCAAAAAATATATAACTCTTTACCAGAAAAAGAACAAATAGAATTTAGAAATCAAGTTAGAACTTTTAGAGATAATATTATTAAAGATGTAGATCAAAAAGAAAAAGCAAAAGAAGCTGATTATGCATCTATTATACAAAATCAAAAGATTGCGTACTATGAGGCAAAACTAGATAACGATTATGAAACTGCAAAAAAAATAGTAGAAGAGATAGGAAAGTATAGTGGTAAAGTAAAAGAGGAACTATTAATAGATTTAGAAAAAGAAGAGACCTCTGGTGGTTTTACAGATCCTAAAATGTATCTTGCACTTGAAGAGGATCTTGTAGCTGGTAGATTAACTGATGCGGCTATAACAGCAGCATGGGATGCTAGAAAAATTACTTGGAAACAAAAGTCAGAGTTTACTTTAGCAAAAGAAAAAAGACAAACTGCAACTTTCAAAGCAGCTGATAGTATGCTTAAGAAAATGGTTGGTTATGAAGATACAAGAATTATTACAACTGATAAGACTAATGTTGCATTTGAAAAATATAGAAAAGCATCGGTAGAGCTGTATGATTATTATAGAGCAAACCCAGGTATAGCATCTAATGATTTGATTGCTTATGCAAAAACTCTAATACAAGATGATAGTATTGTTAAAGAAAGAACAGTACAAATCCAAACTAAATCAAAAGAAATATTTAATGTAGTAAATACTAATGAGGTTCTTAAAGTTGCAAGACTAATTAACGAAGAGAAATATGGTAGTGTAAGAAACATATTTGAATTTAAAAAACAATTTAGTGGTAGTGAAGGTTTTAAAGAATTAAAAATATTATTAGAAAATATACAATCTATTCCTGTCAATGGAGAACTTGTTTTAAAAGATAACCTTGTTTTTAAAGATGTAAAAGTAACTAGACCAAAGGGTATGAATGATGATGAATTAGATATATTGATAACTAAAGTAGATGATATAATAAGTTTATTAGAAGAGGATGGTAGATAATGGGAACAAAGAACCTAGATGATGCATATTTAGAATATTACAAATATAAAAATAGTGATAGAGAGTATGTGCTAACTGTAAATGGTTACGAACCTCTTGAAAGAAACTTTATAGAGAATGTTGCATTTTATAGTAAAGACATAGGTAAAGGTGTAGTAAGAGGTGGTGCAAAACTATCCGAGGGTATTTTAAGTTTACTTACTGCTGCAAGTGAAAAGTTTATACTAGGACCAGAGGCTATGAAAAAACTAGATCCAGAGGGAGATGGCCTTGTTAAAGATCTAGGAGAGTTCTACAAAAACAATGTCTATTCTAAAATAGGAGAAACAGAAACTTTAGCTGGTGGATTTGCAGAGGGATTAAGTCAGTTCCTAGTTCCTGGTGTTGGATACTACAAATTATTCAATGGACTAATAAAAGCAAAAGGAGTGTTACCATTTATTACAAGAGCTCTATCAGCAGAGGCAGCAACAGTAGGTACAGCTCAAGTAGCTGGAGAAGGTAACTTTGTTTCTTTTCTTGCAGATGCATTCCAAATAGAAACTAAAGATGCAGAAACATTAACATCAAGATATTTAGAATATTTAAGAACACCCGAAGATGTAAGTGAAGGTGTAGATGCTGATAAGGTTCTTGCAGAAAAATGGAAAGCAATCCAAGGTGATATAGCTTTAGGACCAGTTGGTGAGGCTATGGGTCCTTTACTTACCAAGTTCTTTTCAACAGTTAAGAATATGAAAAAAGATACTATTAAACAACTAACAACAACTGGTGGAGCTACAGTAGCAGTTGGTAGTGGTGCAAAAGTTATAGAGAATGAAAATGTAGAACAAGAACCAAATGAGGAGAATAAATAATGTCTTTACCTAAAGATGATGACATAAACAAAACAATAACTGGTTCAGATATAAAACCACCTGATCTTGATTTTATAGATAAAAAAGAAGAGGTAACTGATATTGGTAAGAATAATGACATGCCAATGAAATCTAAAAATGAAGATGTCAATGCAGATGTTCAACCAGAAATATTAGAAGAGATAAAAGGTAAAACTCTTGATGAAAGAGAAGATGAAATATTAGTTGCTGCAAAGTTTCCATTTAAGATAAAGAAAAAAGATACACTTAAGAATGAACCTTATGGAAAAGATAAGAAAGAAAGAATAGATAAACAAAAAGAAATTATAAACAAGATAGATGAAAACAAAGATCTTGAGATAGATGAGTTTAGTGGTCAAATAATTTTAAAAGAGTTTAGTGATGAAGAGGTAGGTAATGTTAATGATATACTTAAAAAGTTTGGTGTAGGTGAATTAAAAGAACAAAAGAAAAATCAATCTCTAAAAACTATATTCAAAGATTTAGATGTAGATGAAAATGGTATGTACAAACCAGGTTCTTTTGCAGATGTTGTCAATACAATATTTCAAGATCAATTAATAAAGGGCAAAGGTGGTGTTACTAAAGTTGATGATATATTAGCTCAAGCAGCTGAGTTAGGTAGAACTGATGTATATCTTAAAATATTAAGATCTAAACCTGGAGATAACTTACCACTAGATGTTTCAGTTAGAGCTATGATTGAGACTAAACTTTTATATATGCATCTTAAAAAGATAGCACAAAAGGCTCTTGATGAAGGATCAGCTAATAAACAAACGCAAGTAGAGTTTTATAAAGTCTTAACATTGTTTGGTCAGATGTATGCAAAGACAGCTGGAGATTTATCTGGTGCTGCAAAGAAAATGAGAATAACTCAAGAGATTACAAAGGTACAACCAGATCTAGGTGTATCGTTATCTGGTGTAGAAAATATAGCAAGATACCTAGAGGACAATATGAATGCAGATTTTTCAGAGGATGGTTTCAACAATCTTGCAAAACATTTTTTAATGTTAGATACACACCAAGCTACAAAGTTTGCTAAAGATGCTGTAAGTACAAAACTAGCAAATGGTTGGGTAGAGATATGGGTAAACTCAAGATTGATGTCTCCTATAACTCATATAGTTAATGTCGTAGGTAATTTAGGATTTAACAGCTTAAGAGTTATGGAATATGGTATGGCAGCTGCTATTAACAAAGTACCTTTCTTTAGTAGTCCAGATGGTGTGATGTTCAATGAAGTTCTTGCTATGATTAGATCAACTAATTATGGTTTGAAACTTGGTATGGATAATGCTGCTGAAGGTTTTAAGAGTGGTGCAGCAATAACAAAATTAGATTTACCAAATAGAAAATCAATAACTAAAGATGTTTTACCAGAAAAATACAAGAACTCATATATGGGTACAATGTTAGAATACTTTGGTACAGCAGTAAGATTTCCCGGTAGAATGTTAGTTGCAGAGGATGAGTTCTTTAAAGGTGTACTATTTCAAATGGAATTAGAAAGACTTGCAACAAAAAGATTTAATAAAGCATTATCTGATGGTGCAACAAAAGAACAAGCAGAGGATTTATATTTAAGAACAATAGCTGATCCACCTACAAGTGTTAGGGATGAGGTATTACAATCTATGAAAGAAGGTACTTTCCAACAAGATCTACCACCAGGTTTCTTTAAAAACATACAAGGTTTTATGAATGAACCAGCAGTTAAATTATTTGTACCATTCTATAAAACTGTAACTAATATCTTTTTTGAAAGTTCTAAAAGAAATCCAATGTTAGCTGGTTTGATGCCATCAGTAAGAAGAGATCTTATGGGAGTAAATGGACCAGCAAAAAAACAACTTGCTATGGCTAAACTAATGAGTGGTGCAACTATCATGTATGGTATGTTCCAATATGCTTATGGAGCTAGTGATGGATCTGGTGATTATATTATTACAGGAAGAGCTCCAGGTAATAAAGCAGAGAGAGAGGCTTTCTTTAGAAATGGTTATCAACCATACTCAATAGGTATTAGACAAGATGATGGTAACTTTAAATTTTATACTTACTCAAGGTTTGATCCTATATCATCTTTACTAGCAATCTCTGCCGATATAGCTTATGCAGCATCAAGACCAGATCAATATGGTAACTCAAACCACATAGATGAAATGATGGAACTAATGATGCATGGTGTAAGTGCTATCTTCCCTTACATGGGTGAACAACCATTCTTAACTGGTATAAGTGAGATAGGTAGAATATTTAACTCTCCAGGTTCGGATACTGATAATAAAATTATAAATGGTTTTGGACTTGCAATACAAAAAGTAACCGAGGGTACAGTAGGTATTGCACTAAATCCAACTGGTACTTTTGGTAATTATTTAGAAAGGATGCAAGATCCTAATATTTATGATTATAAAATAAATGATCAACAAGCAGAGTTTTGGAGAAATACATTTGATGGTGATATACCTTATCCAATCAGATCATTCTATGAGGCTTACAATAAAATATTAAAAGGTAGTCCATTCTTTAACCCAGAGTTAGAACCAAGATTAAATCTATGGGGTGAACAAATGAAAGGACCAGAACAAGGAGTATTTAGTCCAGTTAAGATATTAAATCAAAAAGGATACAAAAGAGTTGATGATTGGTTACAAACTTATGGACTTGGATTATCTATGCCTAGAAACAAAATAGATGGTATAGCTATGACATCGCAGCAATATAATGCACTTATAATGTTCATGAATGAAGATAATGATGGGGATGGTATAAGTGATATGTTGCAAGAAATGGATGCAGAGTTTGATAGTTTAGAGTGGGATACTTTATCAGTAGGTAGTCAGTTAGGAGAGTTGAGAGCTGTGAAAACAAAATATTTTGAAATAGGTAAGAATAAGTTATATAGTCTATACCCAGAATTGAAAAATTCTGTAGATAATTTAAAAGAGAAAATAGACAAGACAGGGAAAAGATAGATGGCAAGTTTTAATATAAATGCTGTAGATAGAAGGATACAATATACATCTACTGGACAAACTGCATTTAATTTTAGTTTTCAAGTAAATGCATCATCCGAACTACAAGTATATATCAATGATGTTTTAAAAACAGAAACTACACATTATACTGTATCTTTAAATGGTGATGGTACTGGAACTGTAACATTTGGATCGGCTACAACTGCTGGCGAACTTATAACTATTATTGGTGATCAACCACTATCAAGAACTACTGTATTTCAAACTGGTCAAGCAAACAATCCAGCTACACTAGAAACAGAATTTGACAATGTATTAATTAGACAACAACAACTAAAAGAGATTACAGACAGATCTATACAATTAAAAGTTACTACTCCAAGAACTGTAACTGGATCTGGTACCTCTGGTCCTTTAGAGTTTCCATATAGTACAACAACTGCTAACT